GTTATGTCTCCGACGTTGTATGTAAACGCGGAGACGGTAGGTAGTTCAATGAACACGGACATTGGGCGAGCGTTGCGTGGGTCTGTAATCGGTTTCAAGCCAAGACCAGTAAGCGCAGTTTTTACTGCGTTTACAGCGTCAACAAGAATTCCCGATGCAGGCATTACGCAACCTGCGCCCTGCCACAGCCAAGCAACTGCATGATGCGGCCAAGTGTCGCGGACGGTGCGGCTGGGATACCCATCGAGTCAAACGACGCAAACGAGTCCACCGAACCGCGCTCCCGGTAAAGGGTGGCGGCATACATGACGGTACCGAGTTTGACATCGGCACTAGGCACAGTGGTCATCGAGTCGATGTAGCCAGCTTCGCGACGCTTGCGGTAACACCACGCGTTAGAAGCGTTTACGCAAACAGTCACGAAAGCGGTGTCGTTAGCGGTGGCGGTGTCAATACCCAGCCAAGAAGTCACGTCTGCAGCCACAATCCAAGACACCGACTGTGTATACGTCAATGTCCCGGACTCGGCCTCATAAGCAACGTCGGCTCCGCTGTTTACATAGATGATTTGATTAGCGCGCGGTATGTCATAGTCAAAAACTAGATACCCTTCGTCATCGACACCATCTAGGTAATACGGCTCGGTTGAGACCACTGTGGCTGTGGCGTTGAAACCAGCAAGGGCTACAGCGGCAACCGTGACCGTATCACCCGTCTGCACTTCGGCGTCGGTAAGGGTCTGGACAGCCGCGTAGTTGTCTACGCGTCGCACGTGCGTAATAGTGCTTACTGCCATCTCAGACCCTCTCCCGAACTACTCAGTTACTAGGCAATTGTCGCGCGAACGAACTTTGTCGAGTCGATCATTAACGCTGCGAAATAGCCACGCATGGCCAGTGTGCGCGAGAGAGTTGATGGGCTTTCAATAGTCATGGTTCCCTTGACCTGCTCGAACAGCTCGTATCCAGTTGCGTCGCCAACAATAAGAGTGTCGGCTGCAAAGTTGCGGTCAACGACCACAGACAAACCGAAAGCGTTGCCGCCGTACTGGTTTACACCAAGGTTGCCGTAGGCGTTCATTGGGCCAACTTGTGGGAACAATGGACGGTCTGCGGTGTCGCTCAATGCGATCAAGTCTTGCCATACGTTTGGCGAAACAAACAGGTGGCCGGGCAGGTTGCCGTTAGATGACGACAAGATGGTGGCGGCTGCTTCTGCTACCCAAGAAACCCAGTATGCAGGGTCTGCAATGGATGCTGCTGCAAAAGCCTGTGTTACGGATGCGCCCGAACGAAGCGTGTCTGCTGCGTAGTTGTCGGTTGCGTTTGCGTAGATACGGCCCATGTCGTCAAGAACGACCTGCAAGATTGAAGGATCTGACCAGTCAATGTCGGCTTCGGAAATGTTTACATATCCGCCGAAGATTTGCTTGGTGACTTGGTTGTTGAAAACGACCATTGTTCCTGCGGTTGGAGCCTGCTCGCCGATGGATGCACCGATGCTTGTGTGCGTGGTGACCTCTGGACGGATGAAGACCTTGCCGCCTTCAGGCATTGCACGAACGCCGATTGCGTCAACTACTGGACGGCGTCCGATGAAGTTGTTGTAAACAGGGGAAAGGATTGGGGTAGGCAAGATGCCAGGTGTGTCGGTTGTGACGATGTCAGGTGCAGCTGCACGGAGTGCTTCTGACATTGCGCGCCACTGATCGCCACCCGAGATGGCAGCAGCGATGTACTCGACTGCTGTCGGAAGTGGGGTCTCGCGACGTGCGGTCGCGAAGATTGGTGCTGTTGGAACAGTTTCAGCCGAAGCCTCAACCGTTGGGATTACTTGTGACATGGATTCCTCCTCGGAAATGTCTTGGGGTTGGGGTTCGACAACTTCTTCTTCTGACTCTTCGTCAGGCTGGGAAGCAGCGATTTCTGTGATGACCGCATCTGCAAAAGCAGGCTGTGCGACCAACGAGATTTCTACGAGGTTTGCCTTGGAGACAACCATCGTTCCGTCTTTGTCGTATTTGAATTTGACGGGGATTGCGCCAACACTTACGGAGTCGTAAGCGCCAGCCTTGATGAGTTCAATGGCCTCATCGGATGCGCGAGTCTTTGCAAACTTTGCTGTAAACAAAAGACCCTCTTCGGCTTCAACGAGTTCGGTGACAACACCACGCAGCTGCGTCATGTCGTGACCCTCAAGAAGTTTTGGTGCTTTTGCGTTTACATCAAAAGCGCCACGCTTAAACATGACTGACTCACCCGAGGAAACTGCCGCTGGAGTGTCCCAAGGAACAGCCACACCCGTAATGGATCGGGGGCTGTCCTCGCCAGCGGCAGCGTCCAAGGTGACAGGCACGGCTACAAACTCAATCTTCACAATTCATCATCCGTTTCATTGTTAGGCATTCCACTAGGGGAACTCGTCTCAGATCCTTCGTAGTCCTCAATGTCAAACTCGACATAGCGGTTACGGGGAAGAACTTGTGCGCTGGAAAGGGTCTGCTCAATAGCGTCCATGTAGATACGAGCGCCGAACAGGTACAGATCCTGACGGGCCTGCTGGGCGTTCTGATAAGTCATCGAAGCGCCCTCAGTTGGTGCAGACACAAGGTAGGCAGGCACCGAACAAAGACGAGCCATCTCAAGAGACTGGTACTTGCGCTGATCCGCAATGACTTCCTGGGGGTTCTGTGCAAACTCACGGAACTGCACCTGACGCGACAACGCACCAATGGCGTTTTGTTTACGGGCTGCAGCCCACGCCGAAGCAAGAGATCCAAGATCATCACCTGACATGTCTTCGCCGTCAATCTGCTGAAGATAACCGGGCACGGTTTCAAGACTGGCGTAACGGTCAGCTGCCTGATCGAGAAACAGTGACGTGTTGATGGCGCGCTGACCAATCTTCAAGATCCCTTCGATTGGCGATAAAAATTGTATGACGTTGCCGACATCCAAGGGATTTCCGTTGAACTCAAGCTCTTTTGATGGGCCGTAATACTGAGGCATGCCTGTTTGTTCGGTGCTTGAAATGTTTGCAGCTGGGAGCCATGTAAACGAGGCAGGCAACCCGGTGGAGTAGCGCGTGGTGACGTAGGCATAAGCCGCGCCATAGAAGAACATGTCGGAGAAGATGTTTACGAAGAAGAACGAGCGTGAAACTTTCGGATCTGGGGTTTCCATCCAAGGCTCAAGAGGCAAATAGACCTCGTCATAGTCGGAGCCGTTCCACTGCTTCGAATAGTGCTTCAACCCGACAGATCCGATGATGCCAGCAAGAAGATCTCGAGAACGAGAAACAGTGGGGATGCTCAGCGCACGAACCTCAGCAGAACCAGTGGTGTAGTTGATGAAGTTGCCAATGTAGGACGCGCCTGCAGCCGCCTGCACAGGTGCAGAGGCGAAAGCGGCCGTGTCAACTTTGCGTGAGAAAATACCCATCCACGTGGAGTCTTACACAAGGTTGTTGCAAATGCAACTATCTTGATGAACCCATTGTCGGTTTATTTGCGCCACCCGGACGAGACACCATTGCAGCTGCAACGATGAGACAACGGCAAGCCTCGATAGGGCCTGGACTTCTTTGGCTGGAAATTGACAATGCGCCAGCCTGACCGCGGATTAGACATGCCCTGTTTACATGCTCCGACAGGAGGATCTCGCCAGTGTGCTTAACGCGGTCTTCGTTAATAAGTCCCTTAACCGTTGACGTGTATTTGTTTATTTCGCCGTAGCCCCACTGCACCGTTCTGCGCTGATACTTCTCGGGCGTGTGAATAAACAAAGACGGCGTGATAGCCAGCTGCGTTTTCGGTTCACGCTCAAGAGACGCTGTGATCTGCTCCCACATTTCAGCAATGGACTCAGTCTGAAATTCGACACTGGCGACAATGTCCCCGTCGGTATTTTTGCGACACCACACCCCGACATATTTTGAGTCGTCCACTGCGGAGTCCACCGCCAGCACCGAAGTCGTGCCATCCCACTCGGTGTTTTCTGTAAACCGTTTCGCCCACTGCCCCGGCGGAAGCCACGAAGATGCAGCACTCACCCACATGTTGCAGTGAGCGCGAAGCCACTGAGATCGGTCAGGGCTGGAGTGTGCAGCACGAAGCGACTTCAACGTGACCGTTCGTGGCATGCTCGGATTGGCGTAGCCCCAGTACCGCTCGTCATCAGGTGACACCGACTCGGGCACAGACCACTCAGCCATGTACAACTCACCCGGCTCACCCTTGTCAATCTGACCGATGGCCTGCTCACGAAGTTTCTTCATCACCGTGCTCGACTCATCGCCAGCGGTGGACACCAACAACGACAAACCCGACTTCACCGCAATCTGTGCAGGCTTCAACGCCCCGAAATAAGCCGCCTCCGTGATGGCCCACAGCTCATCAACGATCAGAATGTCCACGCCCGAGATGCCGTGCTTCTTCGCTGTCGCAGCCTTGACCAAATACTCAGACCCGTCCACCATTCGAACCTTGTGCCTGCCGTAAGCCCACGTCACTTTGCACAGCCCCGACTCCTCCCACAGCTCGAACATGTCGCGGAGATCCTCAAAGACTTCGGTAGCAAGTGACAACTCGTGAGCCGTGGACACAACCTTGACCTTGCGACCCCAAATCTTGGGTAACTCGAGAAGGCACCAGCCCACCACCGCCGACAACATAAACGTCTTGCCTTGCTGACGAGCACAAAACCCCATAGAGCTGCTGTGCGTAAACATTCCTTCATCGTCATGCTCGAAAGCACCGGTGAGGAACCCCAACTGCCACGGGAACAACTCTCGAGACAAATGAGTCCGCGCAAACTCTGCAATGAGAGGCCCATAACTCTCGTACCCATATATGGGCGTTTCCAACCGTGGCTGATCAGAACCAACCCCAGCCGTTAACGGCGGAATCAACCCGTCTTGAGCTGAGTCATGACTGTTTTGGGAGAAACAATGATAAACAAACCACACGCGGTAGCCGTCAGGCTCACCCCTGAGGAGTTCACAGCCATTACGCATGTGATGCTCCGCGATCAGGACAAGAACATCACCGCAACACTTCGCAAGGTCATCGAGCCGTTAATTGCCGATGGTGTTGCATCTCTTGCAGCTCTGCAAAAGAAAGAAGACGCTCGTTTGAAGCGCCTCGCTAAGAAGGAGGCTGCAAGTGGGCTTTAATCTTGACGACTACGAACCAGTAGCAGTTCGACACTCACGCTGGCTCGAACAGCACCCCAACGGACGCACAATCACACACATGGTCTCAATTCCTGGAGCCGACATTTGCGTAATCCGTGCAGAGCTGTGGCTCGAGGATGTTTGCATCGCTACTGGCTACGCCGAAGAGGTGCGTGGCGCTGGCAATGTAAACAGAACGTCACATGTCGAGAACTGTGAGACCTCCGCTGTAGGCCGTGCATTGGCTAACGCTGGCATGGCTGGCACCGATGTAAACAAACGCCCATCCCGTGAAGAGATGAGCAAGGTGCAGAACACCGCACCGAAGATGCGTATAACACAAGCGTCCTCAGCAAAAGGGGATGGTGTCACCATCAAAGGAGACCAGTGGGGCCCGATACCCGATTGGCTTGTTCTCGAAGCGGCTCAAGCAGGCGTAACACAAGTGTGGGACAACCGCAACCAGTTAGCGCAAAACCCCAAGCGTCCTTGGTTCAAAGATGTAAACGGCGACAAAGCGTTTTGGGCTCCGAAGGGCACACCGTTGCCGGTGATGGCAACCCACGAAGACGATCTAGACGACTCACCTGAGGAGCCATTCTGATGAAACAACCAATAGACGGAATGGAACTTGGCAAGGTGCTTTGCGAAATGTTTGGGATTGACCCTTCAAACGTTATTGGGCTTGAAGTCAAGGCTTACATAAACGAACTTGCAGAAGTTGAAATAATTACTCGCCCAGAATGGGCTGACGGTTTCACCGTTTCGCGCACAT